CCTGCAGAGCAGCCTTGAAGAACACGGCTACCTGCAAGGCGGTAAATTAGACCCGATTGACAACACGAGCCTATTAGAGCTGCTTCGTGTTGTTGGTGTTCCTGAAAATCTTCCCCCGGCTGTGTATTATAATACTGAGGAGAGATGCAATGTCGTCTTCTTCGAAGCCGAGGAGTACATGAAGGAAAACCCCGGTGAATCGGGTCCGACGGAGAGCCGCTCAGCGAAAGCTGTGCCGCAAGTACCTAATATCGTTGAATCTGGTCCCACCTATGGAACCCTCGCCCCCGATGACGTGGCCCTTAAGAAGGCTACCGAGGCACACTTGGGCGAAGGCAACACCAAGGAGCAGGGTCCAAACCTCCAGAAGCTCTGTACTTTTGCCATTAAGTATTTCTTAGACTCTATGGCAGAGCATAGCGGGGTGTCACGCGGCAGCTTGGAAGTTGTCACCAGAGACGCGGTATTAGAGAAACGCACGCGGCCTTCTCAGAGGAATAACGAGGTATCGTACGGGTACGGTCCGGGCGGCGAAGATGAGCTTGGGCGCGCTTTCACCAAGAACGGGGAGCACGCCAAAGTGAAAGAAGCCGCTCGGATGATAAATTCCATGGAGCAAGGACTGTCCATAGATTCCGGTCGCCTAGGGAAGACCCTAGATATCCTTCTCAAGAAAGATTGCGGCACACACGGCGTGGACTGGTATTGCCCAGGCATGAACCCCACCGAGCTATCCAACGCGCTTCAGGACCAGTATATACATAGTGGATGGGTCCGGGGCAAGTTCGGTGGCGGGCGTATACCGCAAGTCGATTATGAAGCTGCAGACGATTCCCACACCAAAGATACGTGCGAGCTTCTTAAAGACATTATCGAGTATTTCTTCTCCTCCGTCTATTGTGCCGACCTGGCAATGTCGCACGCTGAATGGGGTGTCAAAACCCTTAAAGCCTGCTTCAACATCCGTGTCAGGGTCGGTCCAAGGGTCAAGAACACCAAATGGAAGAACCCTAGTGGCACCGGCATCACTACGCACATTAACTCCATTAGGTTCGCCTTCCGCTCATATCTCACTATCGTTATTTCTTTGGTCTTTAAACAACTGACCGATAACGCGGGTATGATTCAGGGACTACCTGTCGATGATTCTGGGAAGTCAGATCCTGTTGCGGGGGGTAAGGGTGATTGTATTCACCGAGGGGTGTGGCATGAGCAAATCCGTAAGCTCCAAGAATCGGGTATTATTGCAAAAGCCTACCCTTACTATGATTCCGCTGACTGGTCGTTTTACAAGAGATTTGGCGGCACATTCGCCACGCTCGGCGTGTGCGAGGTTCGCCAGGTTAAATCAACACCAAAGACACCAGTTATGCGATTGTTGTTCGATGCTATCGGCCTCAAGTTAGGCGACGACGGTGTAGAGTGCAGCATTCCCGGCGTTCCAGACGAAACCTGGTTGGCCGCGAGCAAGTATCTCGACGCCGCAGACGGCTTCAAACGCAAAGTGACTTTCTCTGATCCAAATCTTGATGAGGAGGTCGAGTTCCTTTCGCGGATATACCCTAATCTTAACGAATCTAGGGTGTCATACACGAAGATCGAGAGGGCTGCGCAGAAATTAGCCGTGTCGACTAACGCCGACAAGAATAAGTATCGTAACAAATTATTGGGCTATATGGTGACCGATCGGTTCACTCCGATTATCGGCGCTTATATTACCGCTATTTGGGCCTTCAAAGACATGGGCGAGCTGCCAGACTGGCTAGCAAAGCTCGGCCCTGCTAAGTATGCTAGTGGCGACTTCACTGTTCCAGAGGAGTTTATAGCTAGCGTAGAAGACAGGGAGTTGGCCTGGAAACTTAATGCGGGGCCCTACCCAGTGGGCAACGGCGATTTGGAGCACATGTACGAGAACGCCGCCAAGGCGTACCAGTACACCTCCGGAGAGCTTATGGCATATGACGAAAGCCTGCGCCAACAAACCACTTGGGAAGGAATCAAAAGACATACACTACCCCCCTCACTCGCCATCTTGACCGCCGAGTTGAGCGGAGAATACCCCACTCGGACACTACCAGCAGGCGCAGCGATGGTTGAGCCGTTCCCTGCAGCGGCACACCTATTCAACGCCCCCCCTGCAAGTGTCACCCGCCGAT